AACAAATGAAGAGTCTGTAAAACAATCTGTAAAAAATTTGTTGTTAACAAATAAATATGAACGATTATTTTATCCTGAACTTGGTGCAAATCTAAGAGCTCTGTTATTTGAAAATGCTACCCCAGCCGTTTATCAACAAACAAAAGATTATATACAAGACGTATTTGACAATTATGAACCAAGAGCAGAATTTATAACATCCGATGTTAGTTTTGATCACGATCGAAACCGAGCAGATATAACAGTTCGATTTAGATTAATAAATAGTGTAGAACCAACAACACTGTCTGTCATACTCGAGAGGACTAGATAATGGCTACTAATACAGAATTTACAGTTGCCAATTTAGAATTTGACTCTATCAAGTCAAATTTGAAGACGTTTATGGAAGGACAAGATGTTTTCAAGGATTATGACTTTGCTGGTTCAAGTTTGAATGTGTTGCTAGATGTCTTGGCATATAACACTTATTACAACGGTGTGTACCTAAATCACGTAGCTTCAGAAATGTTTCTTGATAGTGCACAAATAAGAGATAGTGTATATTCAATTGCTAAATCGTTAAACTACCTTCCGAGATCATATAGATCATCAGTTGCATATATTGACATCGATGTTAATCCCTCATCAAATCCTCACAAGATTACTATACCAAGATTGACATCATTTACAACTACAGTTGGAGATAATACTTATACGTTTTCAACCAATAGTAGTATTTCTGTTCTTGCAAACAATAATTATATAGCTTCCAATGTAGCTATCTATGAAGGTGAACTTGTACAGGAAGCGTTTCTTGTTACAAATACATCTCCAAACACCTCGCAGTTTTTCATTAATAATTTTGATGTAGATGTTACCAGTCTTGAAGTTAAAGTTAGAACATCTAATACCGATAGTACTAATGCAATATATACAAGAGCTAATACATTGTTTGGATTAACTGGTTCATCAAATGTTTATTTTGTGGAACCATCAACAAATGGTAGTTACAAAGTTGTATTTGGAAACGGAACATTTGGTAGAAATCTTGCAAACAACAATCTTGTAGAATTATCGTATAGAGTATCGTCTGGTACAGATCCTAATGGTGCTAATAGTTTTTCTGCAGATAGTGTTGCAGGACATCCAGCATCTATTACATTGGCATCAAGAGCTGCTCAAGGTAGTATATATCAAAACCTTGATGACATTAAGTTTGCAGCTCCTAGGTCACTATCTGTTCAAGAAAGAGCAGTAACGAAAGAAGATTATAAAACTCTAGTAACAAACGAGTTTGGAGATATATCATCAGTTCATACGTATGGGGGTGAAGAAGAAAATCCACCTAAATTTGGTTTTGTTAAGGTAGCACTACGAAGTGAAAATTTTGATGTTATTCCTACAGGCCAAAAAGAACAAGTTAAAAATTTCTTAAAACCTAAAATGCCTATTGGTATGCGAGCAGAAATTATCGATGCTGACTTTATTAATGTAAAGGTATCATCAACAGTTAAGGCTGATCTAAATGCAACTAGTAAAACGGCTCCAGAAATAAATGAACTTGTTGCTGATACAATTGTAACCTTTAATACAGATAACCTGGATAAGTTTGATTCTGTTTTCCGCAAAAGTATGTTAATTGAAAAAATTAATGAAACAGATGGATCAATTGTAAGTAATGAACTTGAAATCCATATGGTTAAAAAAATAAGCCCTGTTGGTAACCAAAAGTTTTCAAAAGTTATTACCTTTAACAACGCATTAAAAATTGATAACCCAATTGATGAGGCTATTCAAGATCAGTTTGTTCCTTTTTCAACGCCAGCTGTTACATCAGAATCTTTCACATTTGATGGAGTTACCGGTGCTTCAATTAGAGATGATGGTGCAGGAACACTACATGTCACATCATATAACAAAAATAGTAATGGTGTTTTTGATTATAAAGTTTTAAATAATAATATTGGAACGGTTAATTATGAAACAGGTGAATTGAATATTTCTAACTTAACAATCAATGCTTATTCGTCTGGTACATTAGCAGGAACAATACTAGTTACTGCTAATCCAAGAGATGATGATGTTGCTGGGGCAAAGAATGATGTTGTTAGAATTAGACCATCTGACACTACAGTTACGATCACAGAATTGAGATTGTAAAATGCCAGAACTTAATGATATTCAAGATCCTATATCACCTTTAATCAATAATCAGTTTCCTGAAGTATTTAGAGATGACGCTGATTTATTGATTCTATTTACAAAGGCATATTATGAATATCTTGAGCAATCCGGTAAAGAACTACAACATAGTCGTGATCTAATTCAATATACAGATCCTGATCAAGCAGTTGATGATTTTTTAACTCATTTTAAGAAAACATATTTATATTCTATTCCAGATGAATCAACAGTAGACGTTGCTTTTGTCGTCAAACATATTATGGACTTATATAGATCAAAAGGATCTAAAAGGTCATTAGAATTGTTTTTCAAACTCGTTTATGGTGTAAATGCAGATTTGTATATTCCAAACGAGTATATCTTTAGAGCTTCAGATGCTGAATATGTTGAGCCGAGATATATAGAACTCTATGATTCAAATGAAGATGCACTTAGAGCTTACCTTGGTGATTATATAACAGGTGAGACGTCCGGAGCTAAAGCATACGTACAATCAATTGTTGGTACATCAATTGCAGGTAACTTAACTAAAATTTTATTTCTCGAAGCAATTACCGGTGTATTTATTAAGGGTGAACTAATTAGAGATTCCTCAAGCACATATCGGTCAAGATTAAATGGTTCACTATCAGGAGTTACTATTACCAATGGTGGTAATAATTATTCTATCGGTGATCAAATTTTAGTTAAGTCATCAGCAAATACATCTACAGAGGCTAAGATTAAGGTTACAAGTACTGTTGAAGGAACTGGTATTCCAGATATACAATTACAAGTTGGAGGTTCTGGATTCTCATCTAATAATGCTTTATCAAATGTTTTAATAAGTACAACAATTTTACAAACAAATAGTGTTTCCAATACTTTTATTAAAGCCCAGTATACAACTATTAATCAAGGTGGTATTGAAATAGAAGATGCTGGTCCAATTGTTTTAGATGCAACGGACGAATCCGGATCAGACGCTGGTAGTATTCTACGAATGGAAGTAGAAGAGGATCTCTCAGGAATATTATTAGAAGATTATCTTGATAATACTGGCTTTTTATTACTTGAAGATAATAATGATACTAGTTTTCTTTTATTGGCTGAAGATAGTACATATGATAGAATGGGAGCTAGATTGGTATCTGAAGATTCAGGTGACAACATTGTTCTTGATCGTACTGATAGTTCCGGTACAAATGCTGCTAATAACATAATGTTTGAAGATTCAACAATCGTAGTTGAAAAAATAAAATTAAATGGTACAGATAGCTTGCAAACTGGTTGGAATGACTTTATTATTCTTGAGCAAACAAATGCTGATGGAGCAGATGCCGGTAGCTTTATCTTAACTGAAACTAGTGAAGAACTTTCAGTGTTTGATGGACAAACTAGACCAGATGATAATTTTCAAACATATGAAGATGTGTTTTCTCCAAAAGTAACTGTTGGATTTACTTCAAGACATGATACATTCTTATCCCAAGCTAACAACACAAGTTATGTTGAAGGAATCAATTCAACCGGGTTTGTTATTGCAAATGGTCACTCAGCGTTAATAACTAACACTAATAGCTCATCGACTAATGGAACAATATTAATTTATGAAACTTCTGGTTCATTTAGTACGGGTGTATCAAAATTACGATTCTCAGGTAACGCAGTCATAAATGCTGATTTTGATTCGTTTACAAACAATTATATAACAGGTACATTTATTGGCTTCAATGGAAACAGTATGGGTGTTATTGACGATTCCCATGCTAATGGAAACACAAGTGTAGCCTGGCCAGCTGATCAACAAGGATTTGTATTAGGAAGAACATCTAATACTTATGCAAGAATTGTTGGTAACAGGTCTG